GGCCATCGGGGCCATCGAGGCCATCGGGGCCATCGGGGCCATCGGGGCCATCGAGGCCATCGGGGCCATCGGGGCCATCGGGGCCATCGAGACCATCGGGGTCATCGGGACCATCAGGGGCCATCTGAGCCGCCACAGAAAAATTACACAATAGTACAAACAGAAAGAGACGATAATGCAAATACAAATAAAACAAACCATGCTATAATATAGACAGTGAAAGGGAGATAACAAAATCCTTTCAAAATATGATGTGATGGGAGGTAGGGGATATGGAAGTCATGAAGAAATATATCGCTTTTAGAATTGTTACAGCGTGGGTAAAGAACCACAAAGTGGTAAAAGGATTTTTCGCGCTTGGTCAAAAAGATACAGATTACAATTGGGATTTTCTTGGCGAGTTTGATAACATGGAAACTGCAAAAAAGTATATCAAGTCTGTTCGCACCGATGCCAATCGTCAAATTGCTTACGCTCCGGATGGTTACGCATTCAGTTTTTAGCCGCAATCCCGCCCCGGAGGTCACGAGGGCAGAGGAGGAAAAGAAAGGTATGACAGAACTTAACGTACCAATGATTGACATTGAAGAATTAACAGACCTTGACCAATTAAAAACTCATTGCATTTATTCAACTGATTTTGAAGATTTGGCAGAAACGAAACAAACGGAAATTTATCATTATTGTAAAATGAATGTGTACTATCCGGGTTGTAGAGCAAACCTTAAACAAATCAGAATTGCAGTTACGCGAATTTATTTTAGAAACCTTGGTTTAAATTATTAAAATAGTAGGTGAGTGCACCGAATATTTCAAAGATAAAGGAGAATTGATTATAAATGTGTAATTGTAGATTTTGTTGTGAATGACAATGATTGAGTATTCAGAAAAATATATTTCACGTTTAATCAAAGAGTACAAAGAAAATGGAGGGAAGAAAATGTTGACACCTAAAATTCTTATTGCCTGCGAAGAAAGTCAGGCAGTAACGATTGAACTGCGCAGATTGGGGCATGAGGCGTATAGTTGCGACATTATCCCCTGTTCCGGCGGGCCTTTGACCAACGCCGACCGCATCCGGGAGATGAGTGATAAGGAGATTTCGGTTTTATTGAGTGCTGTAAAATTTAGGCGAGAATGTTTTATAAAAATACCGGATTTTTTGAGTATCCAAGACGCATACAAATGGCTTCAGCAGGTGGTAGAGGAGGAGCGATAATGAAACTTAAAAAAGAACACATTGCATTTTTAAACGAAGCGGCGAGACTAGATTTTGACAGTGCTTTACAAATGGTAGATGGTGTAAACATGTTATCTGAGGTTGAATATGGATTTGTGAATATGAACGACGGGGATCACAGGTTGGTTTACTGGGAAGATGGAATTTTAAAAGATGCATATAAAAATTGTGAGGATTAAAATGTTGGTTATCAGTTTAACTAACCTTATAAAGATGCTCGTATTAGCGTACATATTGGGAATTTTAACGTTTGTTATAATTGTGTTTTTAATTTCAAGAAAGTTGTGATAAAATGTACATAGATTTTGTGAACGCCCTTAGAACAATCGGAACAGGGCTAATAATATGTTCTTTAGTGGGTTTAGTAGCTATAATTAAATCGGGTTTTAATTGGAGGGATTTAAAATGATAGACATAGGCTTAACAAACGCATTAGCACAAATAAGAGACGCTTTATATGAAATTTCTGATACCATAAAAGAGGTAAAAGAAACAGAAGATACAGTTAATAAATGCGAAAATTGTCCCTATAAAACGTATTATGAGCAGGGATATGTTTGAAGTCAGAAACGGCAGAAAAGTTTAAAAGGAGGGTTGACGTTTTATTAAATGCCGTTTATAATATAGTCACAAAAATAAAAGGAGACATTCAAAAATGAAAGTAAAGATTTATGAGGGCCGAATTTACAGTGTAGTTAAAGAAAAAGACGGAAATATTTGTGTTGAAACAGTAGACGGTTTGTACAAGAATGATGCAGAATTCAAAAAGGCAATGAAGGCCAACGGAGAAAAGTTTATCGGCATTGCAAACAAAGAGAAAGTTCACAACACTTATGAAATCAGTGCAGAAATTGTAAAAGAACACGGCACCCTTGTAACCGATTAATTTTAGAATAGGAGTAATTAAAATGGCTTATAAAAAGAAAGCAGAAACTAAAGAGCGTGTGGAAACAGTTTTCGATGTAAAAGGTGAGCTGACTTTTTGGGTAAAAACTGGTAGTAACAGGAAACTTTACGCTTCTACCTCCGTAAAAAACAGTGACGGAGACAGAATGTTTTATTCAGTCTTTTTTCGAAAAGATGTTGATTTGACCGATTTTGATGATGGCATGAATAAAATCAACGTTAAGTCCGGTTTTATCACATGTTCTAAAATCGGTGAAAGTGTTCGACCGAAGATTATGGTTTTGGATTTCGAGTAAGAGAAAAACAGCGCCCCGGATAACCGGGGCGCACTATTTAGAAAGTGGGTGTTAAAAAATTGAAATACACCGCCGGGAATTTAAGGACTAGGGATATCGACAAAGAAATTCGTGCATACAATAGGCGCTTGTTACAATTGCAGTCGAAAAATGAAGCGTTTAAAATTCTCGATACGTTGACCCGCACGGAAGTAATGCGTGGTAGGACAGATGCAGAAATAGCGCGTGAATTGAATCGTTTACAGGAATTGGCAAAGCCTGAAAAACAAAAAATGGTAAAATACAAAGCGGGGAGCAGTTTGGAAGTTCCGTTGTTTGTCCGCGAACAAGTTGAACGCGCCATTACGAAAGCGAATAAGCAAACCACGAAAAGGTTTGAAATTCTGGAAGCACAGCGCAGGGGCTCATTTTATACGATTGAACAGGAAAGCTTAAGACCTATTACAAAAGGTACAGGCAGAACACTGATGGAAGTTAAAAAGAGATTGGAAACTGCACAGAATCGAGAGCGGAGCGGGTATTTAACTTTCTTAGATGAAAAATACAAAAGAAACTATATTAAGGCGATTCAAAACAATTTCGGTGCAGCTGGTGATAAGTTAGTTGAGAGGATAAGCAAAATAAACGGCTCAGCTTTTTATTTCGCAAGTCAAGACCCGGCCTATGGCTCATATTTGGAAATTGAATATTCATATGGTGAAGAAGCTATAAAGGGTAAGATAAATATAATTGAAAACGCCTTAGTGGCTTTAAACTTGTAATGTTTACCGCAGACTTTGAAACCACCACAGATAAAAATGATTGCAGGGTTTGGGCTTGGGCTGTTTGCGAAATTGGTGTTATAGATAATATTGTAATAGGGAACAGTATAGAAAGTTTCTTTGAAACATGTGAAGAAAGCGGGAATTTAATTCTTTATTTTCACAACCTCAAATTTGATGGTGAATTTTGTATCAGTTATCTGTTAAAGCATGGGTATGAATATGTAGAAACAAAGAAACTTTACAACAAGCAATTCAACGCACTAATTTCCGATATGGGCCAGTTTTATAAAATAAAGATACGGTTTGGGAATGGGAATAGTTTGGAGTTGCGTGACAGCATGAAACTATTAAATTATTCAGTTGATGAGATTGCGAAGGCTTTTCATTTGGATATCCAAAAACTTGAGATTGATTATAATGTTCCACGTAGAATAAATCATATTTTAACGAAAAAAGAAACTGAATATTTGAAACATGATGTTCAGATAATGTCACTTGCACTTGACCGTATTTTTAAAATGGGATTTGAAAAACTGACACAAGGAAGTTGCGCCTTAGAAGATTTTAAAAGTATCATTGGGAAAAGGAGGTTTAGAACGTTGTTTCCTGAACCGAATTACGACAAGGACATTCGCAAGGCTTATAAAGGTGGCTTCACCTACTTAAATCCGATATACGCGGATAAAGATGTAGGTGAGGGTAATGTATTCGACGTAAATAGCTTGTATCCATCTCGTATGTATTATTGTGATTTGCCATGGGGTGAACCGAAATTTTATGATGGTAAGTATGTTGAAGATGCAGAGCGCCCCCTATATATTCAACTGTTTAAATGTGAGTTTGATTTAAAAGATGGTTATTTACCTACAATTCAGTTAAAAGGAAATAGTCGTTTTGTACAAACAGAGTATGTAACATCAAGTAATGGAGATATTGTTCCGCTTTGCCTGACAAATGTAGATTTTGAGTTGTTTTTAAAACACTACAATGTTTATAATATAGAATATATTCGCGGGTGGAAATTCAGAGCATCAAAAGATTTGTTTAAAAAGTATATAGATAAATGGATGCAGGAGAAAATAAAGGCGGGTAAAGAACATAATCCCACTATGCGAAACTGGTCGAAAATCATGCTAAATTCATTATATGGTAAATTTGCGCTTGACCCAATATGCGCGAAAAAACATCCGTATCTTGATAAAGGAATAGTTAAATACAGAACTTCTCCACCGGAGACAAGAGAAGCCTTGTATCTTCCCGTTGGTGCATTTATTACAGCTTATGCGCGCAGATACACGATTGAAACCAGTCAAAAAATAAAAGAGTACAGCATAGAAAAATACGGTAAAGATATGTATATTTACAGTGATACAGATAGTATTCACACAACTTTACCCGTAGAAGATGTTAAAAAATTCATTGAAATAGATGATTATAAACTTGGAGCGTGGGCGCACGAAAGCCATTTTACAAGGGCAAGGTTTTTACGCCCGAAAACATATATCGAAGAAATAGATGGCAAATTGCACGTAACATGCGCGGGTTTACCCGATAAAGGGAAAGAACAGGTAACATGGGAAAACTTTCATCCGTGCGCAACGTATACCGGGAAACTTATGCCCATTCATGTTGATGGAGGAATTGTTTTGGTCGATAAAGAGTTTAATATAAGGGGGTGAATTTGATATGGCGTTAAAGAAACTTTATCAAAAGCTATTTGAATCAATTATCCATATTTGGGCAACAAAAACCCATGGCATAATTTGTAAATTACAGGTATGATTATAATAGGATTTACAGGAAATGTAAATAGTATTTACAGCGGAGCGCAACGGGTGAAACCGACCGTCTGTAACATCGGGCCTTGCAAGCTATATTATTTCTGCCTGTGAATCCTAATGAGGTAATAAAAATGTACTACGACATTAATAATACATTATCCTATAACGCACTTTTTAATATTGTGCTTGGTGGGCGTGGAATTGGCAAATCATACCAATGGAAAATCAAAGCGGTACGGGACTTCCTTAAAAAAGGTAAACAGTTCGGATATATTCGTAGATATAAAGACGAGTTGCTAAAAACCGCAGACAAGTATTTTAATGACATTATTAAAAATCAAGTTTTTCCGGATACGAAAATAGAGTATGACGGAGGTCAATGGTACATTAACGAAGAATTAGCCGGATACACTTTCGCGTTGACAAAAGCAAGTGATTATAAATCAAGTGCGTTTCCCGATATTTCAAATTTGATTTTTGAAGAATTTATCATTGATAAACCGCATTCATCTTACCTACGGAATGAGCCTTTCCTTTTGTTCGATTTGTATGACACGATAGCTCGAATGAGGGATGATGTTATTTTGTTCATGTTGGGCAACGCAATTTCAATGGCTAACCCATATTTTATACAGTGGGATTTATCATTACCGAAAAACAAAAATGCAGTTGTAAGAGATAACATCCTTTTGCAGGTAGTTCCGACAAGTGCAGAATTCAAAAAGGCGAAAGAAAATACAAGGTTCGGGCAAATGTCACGCGCACTCGGCTATGCAGATTATTCGGTGGATAATAAATTCTATTTGGATGATGAAGCGCAAATAATGAAAAAAGGGAAAAATACACGTTTTTATTTCACTCTTGTTTGGAGAGACAAAAAATACGGTGTTTGGTTCGATTACGACACGGGGATGACAATTATATCATATGATTATGACCCATATAACACGATGGTTTTTACCCCGGACAAAGAAAGCATTAACAAATCAATTCAATATGTAAAGCAGTATGAAAGACACCCGTTTTTTAGAAGAATAAAAGAAGCGTTGGAAACTGGTACACTTGCTTACGAAAATGAAAAAATTCAGCATGAAATTAAAAGCATGTTGAAAATAATTATTTAAAAGGAGAAAAACAATGGCTTACACAACTTGGATTACAGCTAACCCCCTTGTAAATGTCACACAGGTTTTCGGAGGTTCTCATCGTGGTAAAGACTGGAACACGCGGGATGCTTCCGGGGTAATGGGTGACACGATGGTACGGGCGATTGGTGATGGTGAAGTTATTCGGAGCGAATACGGCACGGGTGGAAACTGGTCGTGGGGAAATTTCATTGCGATTTACTATCCGGCTCTTGACCGCACAGTGCTGACTGCACACCACGCGGAACGCCTTGTGAAAGTCGGAGATTCTGTTTCAGCTGGAACTCCTATCGGAAACTTCGGAATGACTGGTAATACAACTGGCCCACATTGCCATGAAGAATGGCACGTTGGGCGCGGGATTACAAATAATCTGGTAACGCCCGAAGATGGCTTCCCAAATATCGTTGGGCGTTATGAAGTGGAATATGGAGGAGGTGAGCCACCTATGCCGGGTGAATTTACTGCAAATATTCTGATTGTTGTTTTCGCCGAAAACGGGCACACAATTAACAGCCCTGCAAGCAATGACCCTGAAAATTATGTTTACTTTGGTAATAAAAGAAAGTTTCGCGTAAAACCTGACAACCTTGACAAAGTACAGGAGTTTGGTAGCTGGAATTACTGGCAGGATATCACGGATGTAGCCGTCCTTAAAATCTTTAATAAGGATTTGAGTGAGCTTCCCAATGTGTGAAAAGCTGAAAGCGCTTTATATTGAAAGTTATTACAACTATCAAAAAGCAAGTGCTAAAGAAGTAGGAATTATGTACGGGATATTTCTAGGTGTAAGAAAATGCTGTAATATTTTGTATTCACACAAAACTGTTACAGAGTTTCAGCTATTGGCGAATAAATTTGTAGACAAAAGGTTGTGAGAAAATGGACTATAACGCGGTTGCCCAAATTGTTAGCACTCTTGGTTTTCCAATCGTTATGTGTGGCGTTCTTGTTTGGCTGAATGTCAAACAGATGAACGCGCATGCGGAAAGTGAAGAAAATTTTACAAATGCTCTTACGGATAATACGAAAGCGTACATTGAATTGAAAGACGCTATTTCAAACTTGAAAGTGAAAGGAGAAAACTAAAATGAAACTTAGCGAAGCGCGTGAGTTTATTGATAAGCTTTATAACAGTGAAGATGGATTCACAGATGACATGCGCGAAGATTTGCGCAGGTTGCACGATAGTGAAGATGAGCAAGAGGGAATGGAACGTTACTGGAAAGAAATTTCCGATAAAATGGACGGAATTTCCAATGCGTTTAGGGATTTTAAGCGCGACTATGTTACCCGCGTCTTGACTGGCCGTGATGCTGTTAGAAAGCATGTTGAAGATTTGAAAGATGATGATTTCGACGACATCAAAGACGAAACGGAAAAGATTAAATCCATTTTTAATGAGGAGGTAATTGAAAAATGAAAAGTGCAAAAGTTTTGACAAGTGTAACCAATAATGCACCGCAGATTCTAACCGCGCTTCGCGCGCAGATGGTAGCGGAAAATCCCAGCTTTGAAAATCGGCTTCCGCAGGTGACGCAAGATAATATTCGGGAGTTCGGCACGGCTGTGCTGGATTATCAGCCTGCACAGAACGCTTTTGTAGATACGCTTGTAAATCTTATCGGCCGCGTGTGGATTACGTATCGTTTGTTCACAAATCCGATGCGTGTTCTGAAAAAAGGTATTCTTGAGTACGGCGATACGGTGGAGCTGGTTTATACCAACCTAGCCAAGGCACACCAGTTTGACCCGGCGCAGGCCGAAGAAGAGTGGATGAAACGGGAGATTCCCGATGTCAACACCGCTTTCGCAAAACTTAACTATCAGGTATTTTATAAGCAGACTATTTCCGATGATATGTTGCGCCAAGCGTTTATGTCGTGGCAGGGCCTTAGTGATTTTATCAGTTCTGTATTTAATGCTATGTACACGGGTGCGGAACTGGATGAATTTATCACGATGAAAAATCTGCTTGCGCAGTATGGCACGGCTGGCAAGTTCGCCGTTGAAGTAATTGATGAAGTAACGGATAATACGTCCGCGCACATGGCGCTTGCGAAAATGAAAGCTGTTTCTAACAAGATGGCTTTTATGCGCTCGGATTACAATAGCCTTGGTGTCCTTACTGCAACACCGAAAGAAAAACAGGTTCTTATAATTGATGCAGACACCGATGCATATTTGGCCGTACTTGGTTATAGCACCCTGTTCAATCTTGAACCCGCGAAGGTTCAGTATCGTGTTATTGTTGTGGATGAAATCCCCATTCAGGATACGCACGCGATTTTGATTGATGAAGATTTCTATGCGGTATGGGATGCTTTGCAGAAATTCACCCGCGATATGAACGGGCAAGGCCTGTACTGGCAATATTGGGCGCACTACTGGAGAATCATGGCCGTGTGCCCGTTTGCGAATGCGGTTGCGTTTGTTACCACCGCGCCCACAATTACAGGCGTTACCGTTTTGCCCAGTGCCACTACTGTAAATAAGGGTTCTACCGTTCAGATGAACGCTACCGTAGAAGGGACTGGGCTTTATCCGCAGGGTGTGACGTGGGCTATCCCCGGAAATTCTGACAGTGCGACCACAATTACACGGGACGGCGTACTCACCATCGGGAGCACAGAAGCTGGGCCTGTAACGGTAACTGCAACCTCTATTTATGACACAGAAAAGAATGGAACAGCTACTATTACTGTGAACGCTTAAAGTTTATAGCCGGGCGGGTAATACCGCCCGGCAAATATAAAGGAGAAGAAAATGGCAATAAATCCCAACACAACAATTTATCTATGTGCAGGCATACCATGGGGGAATGACTATGCGCATGTTAGATTGTTCCAGAATATGGAAGAACGTCTTTCTTTTCTTTCCACAAAAATTGTTGCAACGCTTGACGGTGCAACTTATCAGCGAGACGATAAATTTGTTTCATTTCCTGCAAATTATGAAACGATTGCAAACTGCAATTACATGTATTACCGAAATAACAATCGGTGGTATTTCAACTTTATCACAGATATTCGTTTTCAGAATGAAAACAAAAGTGACGTGTATTTTGAACAGGATGTTTTTCAAACATGGTTTGCAGATAACACGTTGAAAATTTCTTTCGTTGAACGCGAACATACAAACGATGACACATTCGGAAATAATCTTGTACCCGAAAATCTGGAAACGGGGGAATATGTTTATAACCAGAATATTACAAGCGGTTATGGCACTGTTTATGATTTTACACCGGGGATAATCATAGCTGTATCGGAACGGTTGGACGGCACACCTACTTCCAGTCTCCTTGATAACACTTTTACAGGACTATCTTATTACTACGCGAAAAAAGAACGAGTAGACATGGCTATATCGATGGTTGATGAGTATGCAAAAAGCGGCAAGGGTGACGCCATTGTGTCGATGTTTATGTATCCGCTTGAACTCCTTAATATTTTCCACGCTTCCCCGTCTTATGGTTGGGTGTCGGGCATGGGTTCAGAAAGAATTTACGGAAACAAGCTACTAAACGTTTTCGCGCCGCTTGATGGCTACACACCTAAAAATAACAAATTGTACACATACCCGTATAGGGCCTTAGAATTGTACGGTTCTGGCGCAAGCGGAAAAGAATACCGTTACGAATTTTTTGACTTTGAAGCACAAGGAACGAACGGGCCTTTCGTATTGTTTAGTTCTCTTGGCGGTTCAGCCCCTATTGTATGTACACCGTTAAATTACAAGGGACTTAATATTTCACTTGATGAATCGTTGACAATGCCTGCTTTCCCTGTTTGTTCATGGGTGAACGACACTTTTAAAAACTGGTATGCTCAAAACCAAATGGGGATGAACTTAAACGCTTTAACAACAATTGTTGGCGGCTCTATTGGGGCGGGTGTTGGAGTTTTTACCGGGGATTTTTCGGGGGCGGCTGAAAGTGTTGTTGGCGCGGCAACTAAAATAGCAAATACCCTTGTCACAATTGAAGAACACAAAATAATACCTGATAGTGCGCGAGGAAATACCGCTTCTTCAAATTCTTTCTTTGCAAACGGACAATGGTATTTTTACATGTTTCCAAAATGTGTGCGCTATGAATATGCAAAACGCATTGACGATTATTTTACAATGTACGGGTATAAGACACTTCAAACAAAAGTGCCTAACTTGTATGGACGCCGTTCATGGAATTTTGTAAAATGCACAGAAGCTAATTTAATAGACAGTATTCCCGTTGTGGCTCACAATCGAATCAAACAGGCATTTGAAACGGGCGTTACTTTTTGGCATACAAACGATATCAAGAATTATGCTCTTGATAATTCTATTATTTAGGAGGGTGTGATAATGGCAAGAAAGGGAATAGGCGGTAGAGATTATCAGTTTTTTGATTCTCTCGCTTTAAATAATGTGACATACAACGAATACACAATCCGATTGCTAAATATTGCACTGGCCCGGTTTAAATGGGAAAATGTGCCAAAAGGCATTGATATTCGATATCTTGAATTAATGCTCATCACACAGGGTTCTGCTCTGGTTTTCTATGAGGATAGCTTAGACCAATTTTTTGGTTTGGGGGTTGCATACACAGGCCCGCTCAACTGGTACGGAGTACCGTCTGAACGAAGCGCAATTGCCGCAAACGGCATGCCTTTTAGAATGTTGAATGAAACAAATAGCGTGCTAATTTTTAATAACATGGCAAGAACTGGTGATGCTTACATTATAAATGAGTATGCCCGCAAGCTATATGAAGTTCAGCGCAATGCAGAAACAAATGCAAATCTGCAAAAGTTTTCGGCTTTCATTGCGTGCAACGAAAAAGAAAGATTGTCGCTTAAAAACCTAATTATGAAATTGGACGGCGGTCAACCGTTTATTTACGGTGACAAATCCTTGAATCTTGACAGCATAAAGCCGATTAACTTGGACATTCCGTTTATCGCCCGCGATTTATTGAGTGTAAAAACAGAAATTTATAATGAAGCACTTACAAGTCTTGGTGTTGTTTCAGCTTTCACAGATAAACGGGAAAGGCTTGTTGCAAATGAAGCCGCCGCGCCGTTTGGTTCGCTCGAAATGATACGTGAATCCTACCTGTATGAACGAAAACAGGCGTGCGAAAAAATAAATGAAATGTTTGGCACTAATATGACAGTAGAATTTAATTCGGAAATTCCAATTGTGCCGGAAATGGGCGGTGAGATTGAAAATGAGTAGTTACACCGTTGAGTTAAGACAGCTTATTCAAAATGGTTATGATATAGGATTAAAAGACTACCCTATTTTTGATGAAAATTACCGTGAATCGCTTAACAATAAAATTATAACGCATTACTGGATGAGAGAAATTGGAGCGGAAACAGCAGGGCTTTTCAAACTTTATCTTAACCGCACAATGGGCGAAATAATGCCGTATTACAACCAACTTTATAAAAGCGCACAACTTGACTTTGACCCGCTGAATGCTTACAATTACGTTGAAACAAATATGGAGCTTGAAAACGTTGAAAGCGACGGTACACGCACAGACACAGCAGACGGAAAAAGTCTTTACAGCGATACCCCTCAAGGGTTGCTTGATAATGGCGCTATTGCAGATGGAAAATATTTAACATCCGCAACTTTGAACGATTCTTCTGCATCTTCCACGGCAAACAATTTACAGAAGCGTGACCGAAATTTTGAGAAGAAAGTGCGCGGGAATATGTATCATAATTTGAGCGAATTGCTGAAAGACTACCGGGAAACATTCTTGAACATTGACATGGAAATTATAAACAACCCGGAAATACAAAACTGCTTCATGAAACTTTACTAAAGGAGGTGAGAAGATGGATTTTCTAAATGTAGTTCGATGCTGTACACCCGCTTTACCGTCTGCTTATGCTGACGCCCTATCCTATTACGACGCGTTGTGTAAATTGCAGGGCGCAATTAACGAAGTGATAGCTGCTTTAAACACGTACACACCTGTAACCGAAGAATGGGTTAAAAATTATGTGACTGAACAACTAAATTCGATTATTAAAGATATTGAAGATTTTGAAAGTTCAGTTGATGGAAAAATAGACAATCTGGAAAGCCAATACACGCAATTTACACAGGAAGTTAATGAAAAAATCGTTGGGATAATTGATACGGTTAATAAAAATAATGAAATTTTCTATAATTATCTGATTACAATTGTCAACCAGAAATTGGAAGAAGTTGTAAACCGACTTGGAGACGAAACGATTATCAACAACCCTGTATACAATAAAATGGACAGTTTAAAGAATACTTTGAATGATATGTACACAGGAGTGCGGCAGACGGGAATTACTGCATATGAATATGCAAAGTTGGGGCTGACCGCTACAAAATATAAGGCTTATAACGTTACCGCTTTTAACTATGCAACCTCCGCGCGTTTTATCTGGCATAAATTTATTTATGGTGTGTATTCTGCAATTACAGGTGTTTTTACTTCTGTGCAACAAGCTATGAACGAGCTAACACAGCAGTTGAGAACAAACGGTTTGACAGCTAACGAATATAAAGCACTTGATTTGACCGCGGATGCTTACACGGGTAAAAACTGGACGGCGTACAATTACGCTTGGAACTCTAAAACTTAAATAAAAGGAGAAAATTATTATGTCTAGCACAAACAAAACAACTACTCTTGACCTTTCCCAATTCGTCGGCACTGACAAACCCGACTGGCTGACCGATTACAACGAGGACATGGAAAAAATTGACACTTGGGCGACAACCGCCGATTCCGATATTAACACCGCGAATAACAATGCGTCTGGAGCAAAAACAACGGCAGAAGCCGCGTCACAGGCGGCGAATGCCGCGACCGCCAGCGCGGCACAGGCTAACACGGCAGTGCAGAGTCTGCAAAGTTCTCTTAACTGGGTTCGCGGTACTATTTCTAATCCGACTGCCAATATTTTCCAGTCAACCAGCTTTATTTGTGAATATCAAGCGGGTACTAAACTTCTGAATGTGTACGGCTCCGGAGTGTTTATTCAAAATATCTCTAGTGCTATTCCCAGTGATGACTATATATCTATCGGCACGCTGAATATCGCTGGAATGCCTAACCCCGGCGAAAATAAAGTGGTTGCCGCAGGGTGTGTACTTACAGGGCTTGACACAGTTAAATCAACGGCTATAATCGCCGCCCAATCTATGATTATTCGCCCTGACAAGTCTATTCGAGTTTATCTCGCTGACATCTTCCCAACACCAGACAGTGTAAATAATAAACGAATTAACGTTCGTTTTATGATTTCAACAAATCAATGGTAAAGATAAAGCCCCTCCGTTTGGAGGGGCTTCCTTTATTCAAATGTGGTGTCTTTCGGTTCGAGTAAATAATCGTTTGGATTCTCCCAGTAATCGGATTCAACTTTTGCTAAGGCTTCATAGTAGTTTTCTGCATCAATTTCTACAACTGCTTCATGAACTTCTTTGATTGTGATTTTGAATGTCATAGTATTTTTAAATCTCCCTATTGCTATCTTTATAAATCTTGTACGCTTTTCCATTCCATGTCCAAATATCAAAACTATTGTGTTCGTTTGCTATATTTCTCTCTTCTTCCCATGTTCCCATGGCCTCAACTTTAGCTATCATCTTGGTATCTTCTCTATTTATAGCTATGAGTTTCATCTCCCTACCTCCCATCACATCATATTTTGAAAGGATTTTGTTATCTCCCTTTCACTGTCTATATTATAGCATGGTTTGTTTTATTTGTATTTGCATTATCGTCTCTTTCTGTTTGTACTATTGTGTAATTTTTCTGTGGCGGCTCAGATGGCCCCTGATGGTCCCGATGACCCCGATGGTCTCGATGGCCCCGATGGCCCCGATGGCCCCGATGGCCTCGATGGCCCCGATGGCCCCGATGGCCCCGATGGCCTCGATGGCCCCGATGGCC